TAAAAATGCAAAATTAATTTAAAAAAGCGATATATAATTATGAAAGCTACAGAAATGATAAAACAAGTAAAAAATCTCTTAGGTGTTGAGCTATCTGACATACAGTTAGCTGAACTCAAATTAGAGAACGGAACTGTTTTAGAAGCAGATGCTTTTGAATCAGGTAAAGAAGTCTTTATTAAAACTGAAGACGAAAATGTTGCTCTTCCAGTAGGAGAGTACGAACTAGAAGATTCTCGTGTATTAGTTGTCGAAGAAGAGGGTATGATTAAAGAAATCAAAGCTCAAGAAGAAGAAGAAAAAGAGGAAGAAGACAAAGAAGAAATGAGTTATGTAACTAGAGAAGAGTTCAGAAAAGAAATGGACGAACTTAAAGATATGGTAGAAAAAATGATGTCCCCAAAAGATAAAGAGGAAATGTCATCACAAATTCTAGAGGAAGTATCTTTAGCAGTTACAGAAGTTTTAAATAGTGATGCAGAAGAAAAAGAAATTCTAAAAGAAGAATTATCTCAACCTGCTGCCGAGCCTTTAAAACATAATCCTGAGGAGAAGAAAAACAACTTTAAAGTTAAGTTTGCTCAAAACAGGACAAAATCTACTCTAGACAGAGTAATGGAAACTATAAGTAATAAATAAATAAATAAAAAATTATGGCAGTATTAACACACATAAGCGATGATGTAATGAGAATTTTCGATGACTATGAATTAGTTTCAGCATCGGCGACATTAAATCTATCAGATTCTGGAAAAGTATTTAAAATTTCTGGAACAGGTTATACAATAACTTTACCTGCACTAAGTGCTGGGTGGAAAGCAAAATTTATCGTATCAGGAGCATTTTCAACTGACTTCGTAGTACAATCACCAGCAGATAGTAGAGATACTATTAATGGTGGAGTAATTGTAAACGGAGCAATCGTTGAGGCTGATGCAGTAGATAGAGTAACATTTGAAGATGATGCAGAAAGTATCGGTGATTACATCGAAATACATTCTGACGGGACTAGCTATTTCTTAAGTGGAAATGGTAACGCAGCTTCATCAATTTCAGTTGGAGAATTATAATAATTAAATAAATAAAAAAGATATGGCTACTACAACAAGTATAACAACTACTTACGCAGGAGAGTTTGCAGGTGAATATATCGCAGCAGCTTTACTAAGTGGAGTTACGTTATCACAAGGCGGGGTTTCAATTAAACCCAATATTAAATTTAAAGAAGTTATCAAAAAACTTGCACTAGATAGTATCTTAAAAGATGCTTCTTGTGATTTTGATCCAACTTCAAATGTAACATTAACAGAAAGAATCTTACAACCAGAAGAATTCCAAGTGAACCTTCAGTTATGTAAAAAAGATTTCAGACAAGACTGGGATGCACAATCTATGGGCTTTAGCCAATATGATAACTTACCTAAAAAATTCTCTGATTTCTTAATTGCACAAGTTTCAGCTAAAGTTGCTCAAAAAGTAGAGCAAAACATTTGGCAAGGAGCTACTGCAAATGCAGGAGAGTTTAACGGATTCCAAGCATTATTAGCAGCAGACGGAGATGTCGTTGATGTTTCAGGAACAACACTATCAGCTTCAAACATAATTGCAGAATTAGGAAAAGTAGTAGATGCTATTCCAGGTGCAGTTTATGGTAAAGAGGATGTGAAAATCTATATTCCAACAAGTGCAGCTAAGTTTTATATTCAAGCACAAGCTGCTTTAGGATATAGAGAGCTTTACAACGTTGGTCAAACAGAGATGAACTTTCAAGGTATTCCATTATTTACAGCTCCTGGTTTAGGAAATGATAAAATGGTTGCAGCAGAATCTTCTAACTTATTCTTCGGAACAGGTCTATTAAATGACTGGCAAGAAGTTAAGTTAATTGATATGGCTGACATTGATGGAAGTCAAAATGTAAGAGTTGTCCTAAGAGGAAGTGCAGGAGTACAGCACGGAATTGGATCAGACATCGTTTTATATTCTTAATAATAGTTTAACATAAAAGAGGTAGGTGGGTATAAGCCTACTTACCTTTTTTTTTAAAAAATAAAAATATGGCTTGTAATATAACAAACGGAAGATCATTAGCTTGTAAATCAGGCGTAGGTGGATTAAGATTTGTTTTCTTTTCTAACTACAACAACGCAACAAGAGACTTAGCAGTAGCCGCAGATGGCTCTGTAACTCTTGATGGCTCTGTAGATTTTTACAGATACGATTTAAAAGGTAATTCATCTTTAGAAACAGCCATAAACTCTTCAAGGGAAAATGGTACAACTTTTTACGAAAGTACACTTAATTTAACACTACAATTTTTAGATAAGGCTACACAAGAGCAAATTAAATTACTTGCTCACGGAAGGCCACAAGTTGTAGTACAAGATTATAACGGAAACGCTTTCTTATTAGGTAAGTTACACGGATGCGAAGTAAGTGGAGGAACAATGGTATCAGGAGCAGCTATGGGCGACTTGTCAGGATTTACATTAGTATTATCTGCACAAGAAACTAACCCACCATTCTTCTGTGCAGCAGCACCATCAGATGATGCTACATCACCGATTGATCCTAACGCATAAAGAGTTATGGTTTATAAATAAAGGGGGGCTATATGCCTCCTTTTTTTTTATATCTATACAAAATAGCTGAATTATTTCGATATATAAGTATGAAGATATTGACTACGAGTAGCTCTGCTCAGACTTTTGATGTGATTCCTAGAGTATTTACATCTACATACACGATGAAGCTAAGAGATACAAGTAAGAATAAAGAAGTATTTAGTGCAAGTGTGAATGCTAGTAGTGTAACAAATCACAGAAGAATATCTGCAACTATAAGTCCAATACTTAAAGAGGGAAGATATTATGACTTAACTTTACTTAGTGGGTCTAGTATTGTTTACAAAGACAGAATATTTTGCACAGATCAAACTATTAACCAAACAAATAATAATTATTATGATATTAATAGTGGGGAATATACCTTTGATGAAACGACAGGATCGCACGATAACGATTATATAATAGTATGAACGATTTAAGATTTATAAATTTAAGTAGTTATACAACACCAAAAGTTGTAGAATATAAAAATAAAGAGTGGGTAGCTTATGGAGAGGATAACAATTATTTCAAATTTCTTATAGACAGATATAATGGTAGTCCAACAAACAATGCTATCATAAACGCAATATCTGCTATGATATATGGTAGAGGCCTAGATGCTACAAATTCAAATCAAAAGCCTGACCAATATGCAAAGATGATTTCTTTATTCAATAAAGATTGTACTAGAAAACTTTGTTATGACTTAAAACTTATGGGTCAATGTGCAATGCAGGTAATTTATTCTAAGGATAGAAAGACAATAGCACAGATAGAACATTTCCCTGTAGAAACATTAAGAGCAGAGAAGTGTAATGATGATGGTGATATAGAGGCTTATTATTATTTCTCTGATTGGTCAAAATACAAACCTACAAGTAAAGCAAAAAGAATACCTGCTTTTGGTATGAGTAAAGAATCTATAGAGATATTATATGTAAGACCTTATAGAGCAGGGTTTCATTATTATAGTCCTGTAGATTATCAAGGTGGTTTGCAATACTCAGAGCTAGAGGAAGAGATAGGTAACTTTCATTTAAATAATATAATGAATGGTATGTCTCCAAGTATGTTAATTAACTTTAACAACGGAGTTCCTAACGAAGAAGAGAGGGAGCTTATAGAGCAAAGAATATACCAAAAATTCTCAGGCACATCAAATAGCGGTAAGTTTATTTTAGCCTTTAATGACAATGCAGAAACAGCAGCAAATATAGAGCCTGTACAATTATCAGATGCACACCAACAGTATCAATTCCTAAGTGAAGAAAGTACAAAAAAGATTATGGTATCTCATAGAATTGTAAGTCCTATGCTTATTGGTATTAAAGATCAAACAGGATTAGGAAACAATGCAGATGAATTAAAGACTGCATCTACACTTTTAGATAATACCGTGATAAGGCCTTTCCAACATTTATTGATAGATGCTTTTGACCAGATACTAGCTTATAATAAAATATCTTTAAATCTTTACTTTAAAACTTTACAGCCTTTAGAATTTACAGACTTAGAAAATGTAGAGGATGAAGAAACTAAGGAAGAAGAAACAGGTGTAAAACTAAAGCAAGAGGATTTATCTGACGAAGAATTTGATATTATATTAGATGAGCTTAGAGGAGAGAAAATTTCTAATAGATGGGAAGAGGTAGATGCAAGGGAGTACAGCTCAGAGAACGAAGATATAGAAGAATGGGCTACTAAAAACATAGAGAGTAAAGAACAACAACTAGAAAAAAGAAGTATAGATAGTAAAAAGAGTGGTTTTAGCTACTTAGATAAATCTTTATATAAAGTAAGATACAAGTATTCACAAAAATACTCTAAGGGCAAATCAAGACAGTTCTGTAGAATTATGATGGCGAGAAGTCAAAGAGGAGTGGTTTATAGAATTGAGGATATTGATAAGGCAAGTAGAGCTGGAGTAAATAGGTCATTTGGACATAAAGGACAAGCATACGATTTATTTAAATACAAAGGAGGAGTAAACTGTGGTCATTTCTTTAGTGAGGTATTATATAGGCTAAAATCAAAGACTATGAAAAAGAAGATACAAAACTATGATGAAGTGAAAAGCATACCTAAGTCTTACAGGCCAACACCAGCAGGACATAAGAAAGCAAAGGTTGCTCCAAAGGATATGCCAAATAACGGACATCACCCAAATTTTAAATAAGATATGGCAACAGCATTATTCATAAAACCAATAGATTTAAAAAGAAACTCAATTATTGACGGATCGGTGGATGTGGACAAGTTTATCGGTTTTGTCAAAATTGCACAAGAGATACACATAAGAAATTATTTAGGTACAGACCTATACAATAAAATCAGTACAGATATACTTGGTACAGGTGGTGCTAGTTTAACAGGTAACTATTTAATATTAGTAAACACATACATACAACCTATGCTTATACACTTTGCTATGGTTGATTATTTACCTTTTGCAGCATATTCACTTAAAAACGGAGGACTATTTAAACATACAAGCGAGAATAGTGAATCAGTAAGTAAAGAAGAAGTAGATTATTTAATTGAAAAGCATAGAGATATAGCTGAATATTATACCAGGAGATTTATAGATTATATGAGTTTCAATCAATCTTTATTTCCTGAATATACGAGTAACACAAATGACGACATACACCCTGATAAAGATGCTTTATTTAATGGATGGGTTTTATGAAAGCATATAAAGTTAAAAAGAAAAATATTGACAAACTAATTACATATTTAAAGAGCAATGGCAGCATTAACAAACACACAAATATCGGTAACGTATGTAGGTCTCTTAAAAACAAGTGCTAATACAGTTTTATCCTCATCAGGCCAACAAATAACAGATGGCGAGGGTAACAATAGTATTTTGTTTTTATCTACAGCAGGTGTAGGTATTGGTGGTGCAGCATCATCAGGTAAAGAGTTAGATGTAACAGGTAATGTACTTGTAACAGGTGATCTACAAGTTGATAACATAAACATAGATGGTAACACAATATCAGCTACAAGTGGTGTTGTAACATTAGCAAATGGTGCGATAGCTACTACACAAAGTCAAAATGACAACTCAACTAAAATTGCCACAACTTCTTATGTCGATGCAGCAATAAATGCAATAGATACTCTTGCAGAGATACTAGCAATAGGAAACACAACAGGGGGAACAGATATACAAGTTAATGGAGATAATATTATTTTTGGAGATAGTGCTACAATAGGTACTGATGATACTTTAATATTTGGTGCTGGTAATGATTTAAGAATTGCACACAACGGAACAGATTCAGTTATAAGAAATTATACAGGCGGATTATATATAGACCAAGAAGCTGATGATAATGATATAATTTTTAGAGCAGACAATGCAGCTGGAGGTAAAACTACTTATATATTAATAGATGGCTCAACAGGTGCAGTAGAATTAAATCATTATGG